CTGCGCGGTGTCGAGGTTCGTGACCTGCACCTTATAGTACTTGTGCCCCGTGAGGACCGTGAACGAGTGCCGGACAGTGGCGCCTGCAGAGACCGGAATGTCGTACTCCTGGGTCTGGTTGGTCGTGTAGTTCGTGCCGTCCGATGAGGTGAATATCTTGACCGTTGCCCCGAGGGTTGCGCTGCCGTGGAACGTGCACAGCACCTCAAACCCGAGAGCGATGGCGGTGCTGGCATCAACGGCGGTACATTCTGCAAGGACCGAGCTGGCGGATTCCGCAACGGTCTTGTTTTCGAGGATTGCTACTACTGTAATCGAAAGTCCCATGTTTCCCCCCTTACATTGTATCCGTCAGCGTGCAGGTCAGCTTGTCATTCACCACGACGTTTTTCACGCTAGAGTATTTGTGCCGCATCATCAGCACGGTATCCTTGAACACGCCGGATTCATCCACGGCGAACGAGGCGCCCGTGGTGAACGTCCACTGATTTGCCATCGTGATCACATTGTCCGTCACCGATGGCGTAACGCTTGCGGTGGTGCCGCCGTACGTGGTGATCGCGCTCGATAGGTCGGTATCCCCGGCGGCCTCCGCGTCGGTGCCTATCCCTATTTTCATCGTCCACCCCGTCAGCGCCCCGACAATGGCGGCAAACTTGTTGTGGCCCACGGTCGGGATAGTGATCAGGATGCCCCGGGCTGGTCCGAGGAACGGCACCAGCGGCATATCGACACGTCGCCCGATGCCGGCCTTGATGACGACACCCGGCCCGTATTCGCAATCATAGCTCAGTACATTCCCCTCACCGTCTTCGTGGACGGTCTCCAGCCGGGACATGCCCGGCACCGGGAGCGGGGGGCGGTTGAATAATAGGTCTCTATCAGGTCTCATTATGCGGTCTCCTGGATGAATTTAATAGTGTATTCATAACGGGTGAACGGCTTTGATTTCGGGACAAGTTGCCACGACAACGCCGATATGTAACAGTTGGCATACGTCAACCCGTTGATCGTCAGCGTGGCTTTCGTCCCGCCGGTGGTCTGGATCCGCGTCTTCCCTGACGCCAACACCTGAACCCCGATATGTCCCTGAAGTGCCTTCAATGCAACAATATTCGCGGAGGAGTCGCACCGGCACCGCATGGAACATTCAAACGAATATGATCCCACGGCGGTAAACGGGGCAATCTCGTAAGCGTCAACCGCGGCTGTGGAAAAAGTAACTTTGGCGGTCATCAGTACCCCGCCTGCATAAGTGATCGCTCACCAGTACCGGCAGCAACGCCCGGAACTCTCGCGATAGTCTTGCCGTCGATATTGACCACAACATCGCCATAAGTCGCACCCGATGCCTTGCTGATGGCGGCCTGCTGGTCCTCGACTGCCCAATTATGCCGGATGGTGAGGTCGCGGGCTGCGGATACGTCCCGTGGGTTGAGGATGCTCATCTCGCGGGTGTAATCCTTGTTGATATCATTCAGCCGGTCCTGCGCATCGGCAAGATCGTTGGTTCCGGATGCGAGATCAGCCTGTGTTTCCGTCTCTTCTGTGGTAAGGGCGATCAGTTTTTCTTTTGCCATTATCACCGCGAGAGAGGCGTTGGCGATCTGTTCCATCGATGCAGTCCCGCTGGTGGACAGGGTTTTATATGCGTCCTCTAATGCGGGAATGGTATATTTTGATAGGATCTCGATCTCCGCTTCCTGTGAGGTTAATCCCGTAAGCGGATCGGAAATGGGAGATGCCTCGCCCACCTTCGGTTTTTCACCTTTCTTAACAGGGGTCGCCGGTTTTGGAACGAAGGATCCTAACCCCTGACCGCCTAGCCACCTATCTAGTACGGTACTCCCGGCGTCGTCCCGGTATCCGACTATTTTCCCTTCGTAGGTTTCGATCCTTTTCCCGAGGGCGTCAAGTTCTGCCTTGGATTCCTTGTTAGCCTCGATCTCTTCAGAGGATAAAAGCGATATCCCCTCGATCTCTTTTTTCTTATCAATATAATCCTGAACGAACGGCAGCATCTCTTTCCAAGAGCGCCCATACAGGGACATTGCGATCTCGTTGCGCCTGGTTTCGTTCTCCATATTGACAAGGGCCATTGCGGTATCGTCAAAGACCTGATCAATCGCCCTGCCATCAACAGACACACCAAGTTCAGCAAACGCTTTACCCGTCTCGCTGGTTGCATCCCCCGCTTTGGATACAGAAAGGGTGAGTTGATTCACCCCCATCGTAAGCGCTGAAAATTCAGTGCCGGAAAGCACTGCCGCATATTGGAGCTGCTGGATCTTGTCGGTACTCAATCCGGTCGTGTATGAGAGATCGCTAATCTGTTCTGACAATCCCCCGAACTTCTCAATCGCACCATAGACGGCATACGACATCGCGGCAATCGGGGCAACCGTGGCACCAATAGCAGCCCCCCATTTCGNCATATCTGCGGTGCTCTTGTTGGTCTCATCCCGCCAGCCGGTAAGGTCTGTCTTTGCCTGTGCCAACCCGGCTTTAAGGTTGGATGAATCCAGACCGAGCCTGACCCAAAGGCTGCCAACGTCTGCCATTATGCATCCTCCGGCTTATACGTCGCTGCGATCAGTCTCAGATGGTGTTCCCACTCTGCCGGCGTCATGTCCTCTTCCTTGTTTTTGTCCCGGTACATCCGGAACTCCGAATAATCAGCGTCCTGCACCCCATGAGCTGACGCATACAGGGCTTTCCCGCCGGCGAACAGGATATCGACAACTTTGAGATCGCTCATGTGCTGGTTACTCCGTGCCTCGATGGTTCCGATGATTTCTGCCGGTGTCATGGTCCACGTCTCTTTCTCTGGTATCCCGTACCCGACGGCGAGCGGGATGGTCTTCGCCATCAGGGCGGTAAGTTTTTTGGGGCGGTCTCATCCGGTTCCTGTTGCGGTTCCTCCGGGGCTTTCCGCTTGAACAACCCGCAGGCGAACAGGGCATCGATCACCGCGTCGTTGATGGTTGCCGGGCTGTTATCCCCGATGAAAGTCATGACAAGGTCGCCGGCTTCTTCCCGCCCTTTTTCATTGAGCGGGAACACATGCACAAGGTCGCCTTTATCATTCTCTTTCCGTAACCCGCGCCAGACAAAGACCTCGGTTGCCGTCAGGCTTCCAAAGATACCCGACCGGATAAAATGGGGGTATCCGATCCCGAGCGCGTTCTCCATTGCTTTTATATCGGCCCGGTCAAACCGGAGGGAGGTTCCTTCCCCCATTACGAGCGGAACGGATCGATCAGTCACGACCGATCAACCTCACGCCGTAAACGTCGGCTGCCCGCAGATCTTGAAGACATACGTTATTTTCACAACGTCTTTCACTGGGACGCGGATCTTGTAGGATTTCGGGTACATCAATGCCGCCCACGTCGAACCGCCGCCGAACGTGATGGTATAGATTTCCCTGGTCCCATTCTGGCAGTTCGTGATGCCGTAAAGTTGCCCGCTGGTATCCGTCCGTTTGTAGTTACAGGTGACCGGGAACTCCCCGCCTTCCCGCATACCCGCGATATACTCCATGAAGTTGTTGGAGGTGTCGAGGTTGGTTACGTCAATGTCTGACGCGGCCTCTCCAAACTCACCGAGATCGCTGATCTCCGCAAATGCGTTACTTGAGGCGTCCTTGAAGGTCGCCCCTTTCCCGATTACTGCTGCTGATCCTGTGTACGTCATAATGCTGTTATCTCCTGATCGTGGTTGAGAAGTTCAATGAGAACTCCGTCCGTCCGTTCTCGTCTTTTCCCATCGGTATCGGGTCGCTGTTTACGAAGATGCCTTCGAAATAGTTACTCGATAACGAGGTGTTCGTGATGCCGTCCAGGGTGTTGTATATGTTCTCGATGTTCGTCCGTGCGGTTGCTGCGTTGGTGTTCCGCACCCAGACCTGGATACCCGGGTGCCGGTTGCCGCTGGTGTCGTGTGACCAATCCGGAGCCGACCCCGCGTATCCGAACACGCTGATCAGGTTGTCCGGGGTCGCCGGCTTTACATTTGTAAATATTGTGGATCCGACCGTGCCAAACCCACATGCCGCCAGATACGCCGATATCGCTGATTCCGGGACGGTCATATGAACCGGCCTCCAAGGTTACCAAGAGACAGCCGGCGGCTCTGCATCATGCCTGACATGCTCGGAACGCCCGCTGTAAAGTAAGAGTTGATAGTGTCAACGATACCCGGGATTACCTGTGATTTGATTCGGTTGAACGGGTCTTCAAGGAACTTTGCTTTCGTGCCGGGTTTTGGGTGATGGAGCGTGAGGTCTTCGTGCTGTCGCAGGCCGTAATTGTAATCATCCTCTCCGGCGTATTTCACGGCACCATACCAACCGGACATTATCCCGGAACTGAACGACGTGGCATTATACCCGATCTGGTATCCGTGCGTATCTCCTTCATCAAAAGGTTCAATGGTGCCGGTTTGTCGGAGGTGCGTCGTATCCCACGGCACCTCTTTAAGGGATTCTTGGAGGATGGTTTCTGCCCACACCTCAAGTTCCTGCATCACGACCTCCGGCATCGAACCAATATACCGATCAAGGTTCGCCATGACCTCTTCGGTGCCTGTAAGGGTGTATTTGTCAGCAGACGGGGTGTGCCACCGTTCCATCTGCTCAAATCCTGCCCCTATCTCAAATGATGTTCCATAAGGATCTACAATAGAGGGGTTTGGTCCGGTTGACGGATCTAAAAATGCCATCAGGTGCTCAGCTCCACATAGATTGTCTCGCCGGTATCATCGATCCCATCTTCAATCGCCATGATCAGCGGTTGGGTGGTGTCCGGGAGGGTGATGCGGTCCCGCCCGTAATCGTCAAGGATAGCGGATACCGTGCCGTCCATAAGAACGGAACAGGTGCTCACCGCCTCGTCTCCTTTGAAGGTGCGGATCATCTTGACGCGGCGCTGAACCATTGCCTTATAGACAACCCCGGCGTTATACGAGGGATCGCCCGTCTCGTTGATTGAGTTGAATCCCTCAATCGTCACGCTCTGGTTCAATACCTCGTCAAGTTCACCCATCAGGTTCCCCCGCCGAACGTCTTACCGAACCAGCCGGACACGAACCCGATGAAACCTGCCACCCCGATCATTTTCCAGAACCCGTCTTCGAGGTTCCGGATCCGTTCCTCATGGTCATCCTGACATTTCACCAAGGCTTTTACATCTTTGTGAATGGCGAGCAGGAGCTCCCGCTCGGTTTGTGGTTCATCAACTTCGCTCATGTGTCGCTCCTGCTCTCGTCTGCTAAATCGTATGGGGTGCTCTGGTCAAGTGACAGGCTGTTCATGTTCGCATCGTCCCGGGTTACCCCATCAGTGGAAAGGCTCTGGATACCCTGCGTGGTGGAGGTGACCATCGCAGCAACCCGATCAATCAACCCGCGATACTCATCCAACCATGATGTCAGGCCGGTGGCGAGCTGTTTGGAGTACGCATATTTCCCGATGGATAACGAGGTCTTACCCGTCTGCCCTTTCTTCCGGGCGATCATGTGGCAGATGTAAAGAGCGATAGCTTCGTTTGCCTGTGCCTGGTTGAATCCCGGATCGTCAAGCGTTACCTGTGCGTCAGCAAGGGCAAGGAACCGGACAAACTGGGCATCTGTGATCGTGCCGCTGGACCCGACGGTATAGGCGCTGTAATCCTCAATCGCCGTCTCGACGTTTGCGGAGGTGTCGTATGAGGTCACGGTAACCCCGTCCAGCTCTTCGGTAACTGTGCCCGGCGTTCTGGGTCCATGTCGGAAAAGGTCTCGTTATAATCGTGTCCGTCAATCCCGCCAAACCGGGCGAGGTTGTAAGCCTCCCGCTCCGTCAGTTGGGTGAGTAGTGCCTCGTTCTCAATGATCTTATGAGCAACCTTAACCGCTGCCTGAAGGATACGGGGCCGGTAAAAGATGTCCTCTTTCAGCCCGATAAACTTGAAAATGTCCCAGATCATGAACGCGATCTTTTGTTTCCGTTCGCGGTCAGTATCGGCGATCACCTCTTTGATAGTATCCTTGATGATCTTATCCAAGGCAACCACACGGGGATCGGTGCAGATATACGCCTGTTTATCATACCGGGGGATCTCTTTGTCATGGATACGGGTGATTGCCGATACGACACCGCCCTTAATGGTGTTCTGGAAAAACTTTCCGAGGCTGGACGTGTAACAGTTCCACAGGAACCCCGTGCGGCTGTCGTTACCAACTGCATCGGGTTTCGGCTCGTTTGCCATATCCCACGGTCGGACCGTCCCGTCCGGCATCCGGATATTCATTACCTGTGGAGCCCGGGCTGTCGCCATGATCAACCGCCGCGATATTTGACGGTGATCCCGCCTGCTGTTGCCCCACCGGAATAACTGACCAGTTTCAACCGGATCCAGTTTAGGGGGGTGTTCCTGACGATGATCGCATAGGTGGCGGACGCTTTGGTAAACGCAATGTTACCCGAAGAATCCGGGGCGGCGTTGCCGCTGCCGTCAATACCAAAGAAGTTCGTGCCGTCAAGGGTGCCTTCAACCTTCACGGTGAACAGCGTATGATCGGTGTTGGTGACCGCAAGGGTATGGTTCGGGAAGTTCCGGCACTCAATCCATGAAGTCGTGTTCCCGGATGCGTCAAGCGTCTCGGTAAATGAATAATCTGAATAACTGTTTGCTTTTGCTTCTGCTGCCATTCAGATCACCGGCTCTTTTTCTTGGTAATCGCTTTCTTTGGCGCTTCGGGTTGCACGGGGGTTTCTTTCGGGGTCTCCTTGACCTTCAGTTCCTTGACCTTCTGCGCTTCTTTATACAGGTCAATAGCAGGTTTTGGAGGATCGACCTTGACGGGTTCGGGTTTCTTTACCGGGGCGGGCGCGGGCTTCGCTATCCCGCCACGGATAAGAATCTCGGTTTCCTCGTCCGTCGTCTCAAAGATCTCGTTCTCTTTAATCAGCCTGCCGTCTTTGAGATTGCATCTGCATACCTTACAAATAAGTTGGGTCATGATAGACCCGCCTTACATGCTGGAGATCTTACAGACTGCAACGTCGGTCCCAGTACCGGATGAACTCTGGTGCTTGAACCGGACACCGAACCGGGTCAGCTGCCGAACGCAGACATCGCCGCTCTGGGTGTTGCCGTCCTTGAACCAGACGGTATGCATCGGGGGCACGGTCTCGACGATATCGAAATATTTCCGGTTGACATCGAGCGGTGCCGGGAACAGGAGACCGTAATCCGCGGTAAGGTTGGTGTTCTTGACAATCCGGCCACCCGTGCCGANCATGGCGAGGGCTTCCTTTGCTTCAACCACGCCGGAGCTGATCGNTGCCATGACCTGTGCATACTGGGTCGGGTNGAGAGCAAGGATATGGCCCGGGGAGTAGACGCCTGCATCTTCAAGGGCAGTGATACCCGCCTGGATAGAATGCAGGGTGTTGCCGAACGTGCCACAGTCTGCGCCCGTCGCGGTGGTTCCTGCGACCTGATACAGACCTTTGATATCATAGTTGGTGGCGTCGGCAGTCCATCCGTTATAGATGATCTTGTCGGCGAGTGCCTGGATGTTGCCTGTCATTTCGACGGCGATATCTGAAGAGATCGGGACGCCGTTCTCGATGTATGCTTCCCAGTCGGTGCGCTTGATGGTGGCGTCATCCTGGAGAACCATGATCTTGGTATCGAATCCGGTCACGTCAACGCCATCGCCGGCAGTCTGAAGGATCTCGAATCCAACACGGGCAGCGCCGCGGGTGCCATATCCGGCAACACGGACGGCGGCTTTGCCAAGCCCACGGTAATCTGTGTTCAGGGGGAGCAGGGACATCCCGCTCGGGGTTTCCCGCAGGACGGGCACGATAGCCTTGTCAAACTGACGGGTCAGGGTGTAAAGTTCGTTCGTCATTTTAGATCACACCCACTGCATCCAGCAGACACAGGACGCATAAGAAGTCCCGGGGGTCACAGCTTCAAGCGAACGGGCAATTACTATCGGGATGCCCGTGCCAGCCACCGCTGATGTAGTCGGGCCGAGGAAGATTTCGAGGTTGCCGCTTGCATCACCGGCGTGACATAAGGGAGTTCCCGGAACCACGGCTCCTGAACTGGGGGTCAGGTGACCGCGGAACCTCATGCCGGGCGTGTTGTGGATTGCCACATGGTCGCCGATTGCATAGATGGTGTCCCGGTCAGCCGGTTTGTATGCCAGCGGGGTCGCCTCGTATCCGAGGATACCGACGTTGCCACTGATATCCGTTGCACCGGCAATGTTAACCTCGCCGTCGGTCGTTGACCGAACCATGAGGACACCG